GTCCTTCGCCCACGCCGCGAGATCCCGCCACTGCTGCTTCCACGGGTCCTTCGCGTCGTCCATCGTCCGGAACATGCGCTCGAGCGTGTCCTCGAGCGCCGGGGCGACGCCTCTGGGGTTGCCCGGACCGAGGGCATCGGCGGCGGCCCGGGCGCCGCCGACGAACCGCTGCAGGGCACCGACCGCGCGCGTGCCGATGGTCTGGAACGCGCTGACCTGCTCCTGCACGGCGTCCGTGCCCTTGGTGAAGACGTGCGGGATCGACTCCTCGAATGCCTTGAGCTCGGCGAGGTACCGGTTGTAGTCGGCGACGGCCTGCGACGCGAGGCCGGTGACCTTGGTGTCGTCAGAGAGCGCCGACGTGGCCGCCCTCTGAGCGACCGCCAGGTCGCCCGTGAGGCGTTCGCGCTCCACGATGTACGGCTGCAGATCCGACTGGAGCTGGAGGTTGATGCGGGTGAGCTCGTTCTCCAGTGCGGTGGTGTCGGCCGCCTCGCCCTGCGACGCGATCAGGTTGTCGATCGCGGTCCTGACGCTCTGGCGCGCTGCGAACGCATCCTGGTTGAGCTTGAGGGTCGTCGCGTCGATGTCCGCGATCTGCTCGGCGATGGCCAGCCGGTCGCGCTCGGCCTTCGCCTGGGCCTTGATCAGCTGCGTGTACCGCACCACGGCATCGCCGTCGAGCCCCAGCGCCTTGGCCTGCTGCAGGATGGCCCGGGTCACCTTCTCGGCCTCGGTGCCCGTCGGGTCCATCAGCTCCTTCAGCGCGGTGAACGAGTCCCCGATCGCGTCGATGCTGTTGGCGATGACCTGGAGCGCGCCATCCACCACGGGCGCCACGGAGTTGGCGAGCTCCGTGATGATGTCGATCGCCGTCGTGGTCGTCTCGGCGATGAGCGGCATGACCTTCTGGTAGATCGGCGTCAGGACCTCGCCCAGCTTGGTCCATGCCTCCTCGGCCTTCGCGGCGCGGATGCGGTCCGCGTTGGCCTTGCCCTCCGCCGTCCGGGCGAAGTCGCCCTGGGCCTTGGCGGTCTGCTCGAGGATGAGCTGGTAGGTCGCCATGGCCTTGGCGTTGTCGGTGAGCGGCTTCTTGCCGTCCTTCAGCCCCAGCTCGAGCGCCTTCGCCTCGACCTTCGCGGCCGACAGCATCACCCCGAACCGGCGGATCGGCTCCGTCTCGCCGCGGAACGCGGCTCCGATGGCCTCGACCACCTCGTCGGTGCCGGCGTTGTTGAACGACCCCATGTCCGCGGAGAGCGCCACGATGTCGCGGGACATCGATGCGGCCGCGTCACCCGCGAACCCGAGGTTGGTGATGAGGTTGCCGACCGTGCCGGCCGCCTCGAGGTACTTCCCGCTGGACAGGCCGACATCGGTGGCGGCCGTCCTGGACGCCTTGGCCACGGCGGCGTAGGAGCTGCCGAAGAGCTCGTTGGCCTTCGACGCGGCCTCTGCCTTGTCGCTGGCCAGGTCGATGCTCTGGCCGATCTTGTCCACGACGCCCGAGATGGCGCCCTGGACCATGTTGAACGCGGACAGTCCCGCGCCCAGGCCGACGCCGCCGAGGATCGCGCCACCGATGCCGCCGCCCTGCGCGATCCGGTTGAACCGGCCGACCAGGCCGTCGATGCCCTGGGTGAAGCGTCCGATCGCGCTCGTGCCCTGCTGGGCGAATGCCTTCTCGGTCTCGGCGCCCGTCTGCTTGATCGTGCGTCCGGCGTCGTCGAGGCCCTTCTTGAGCTTCGTCGGGTCGGTCTCGAGCTCATACCGCGCTTTGCCGACCGCCTCGTTGCGCGCCATCAGACGGCCCTCGCCAGCGGGTCGTACCCGGTGTCATCGGCCGTGGCGTGCGGCTCGTCGACCGGGCCC